AAAACAACGACTGCGAAGAATATCTCTCAAATAAAATTAAGTCTAACCAAAAAGTAATAAAATGAATGATTATCAACAATTCTTAAATACTAAGAAAAAATCATTTATTGAAAGTGGTTTTGACATCAAAGAAAACAAACTAAATAGTAATTTATTTGATTTTCAAAAATATGCTGTAAAAACTGCATTAAAAAAAGGAAAATTTGCTTTGTTTTTTGATTGTGGTTTAGGCAAAACATTAATGCAACTAAGCTGGGCCGAAGCTGTATTTAATAAAACAAAAAAGAAAGTATTAATTTTGGCCCCGTTGGCCGTTGTAGAACAAACAAAAGATGAGGCGTTAAAATTTAATATTTCATTAAATTGCTTTGACATAACCAACTATGATCAGTTAAAAAATATCGAAAATATTAATCAATATTCCGGTATTGTTTTAGATGAAAGTTCTATTTTAAAAGGCCGAGACGGTAAGCTATCTAATTTGATAATTCAAACATTTAAAAACACTCCTTATAAATTAGCATGTACTGCAACCCCGTCGCCAAATGATCATATGGAATTAGGGCAACATTCTGAATTTTTAGGGGCCATGTCTTATTTGGAAATTTTAGCTATGTTTTTTGTTCATGACGGTGGCGAAACTTCAAAATGGAGATTAAGAAAACACGCAAAGGATCCATTTTGGAAATATGTTTGTACATGGTCAATGGCTTGCGACAGACCTCAAACTTTAGGATTTGAGCATTGCGGTTATGATTTGCCCGAAATAGAGTTTATAGAGCATATTATACCAGTAGAAAACAATACAGAAACATTATTCGGAGATGTAGCGGTATCAGCAACTGACTTACACAAAGATTTAAAACGTTCATTTGATTTGCGTATTGAGAAAACAAAAGAATTAGTAAACAATTCAGATGAGCAATGGTTAATTTGGACTTTAAAAAATGATGAGGCCGATATATTAAGCAAAGAAATAAAAAACAGCATAAACGTTCAAGGTTCTGACTCTCCAGAATACAAAGCTAAGCATCTGAACGGATTTGCTAAAAATGAATTTCAAAATCTAATTACAAAAACCTCAATAGCATCTTTTGGTATGAATTATCAAAATTGTTTCAATATGGTTTTTACTTCATATGATTTTAAATTTGAGGCTTTTTATCAAGCTGTAAGGCGTTGTTTTAGATTCGGGCAAACCAACAAAGTAAAAGTTCATATCTTAGTTCCTGAAAGTCAAACTAACGTAAGACAGACTATTTTAGAGAAACAACAACGACACTTTGAAATGATACAAGAAATGGCTAAATATTCAAGTGAGGCCGATTATAAAAGTGCAAAATCAAAAGTTATGATAAACAAAAAAGAGATAAAAACAGAAAACTATCACTTGCTAAATGGCGATTGCGTTCAAGAAAGCAAAAAGTTAGATGATAATTCAGCAGATTTAATTGTATTTAGCCCTCCATTTGCAGAATTGTACGTTTACTCCGACAAAGAAGAAGACATGGGAAATGTAAGCGATTATAAACAATTTGAGCAACATTTTAAATATCTTATTCCTGAGTTAAAAAGAACATTAAAACCCGGCAGAATTTGTGCTATTCATTGCATGGATTTACCAATTCAAAAAGGCAAAGAGGGTTATATCGGTTTACGTGATTTTAGCGGTATGCTTATTGATTTGTTTCAAGAAAATGAATTCGTATATCATTCACGTACTACAATATGGAAAAACCCAGTAACAGAAATGCAAAGAACAAAAGCATTAGGATTACTTCATAAAACCATAAAAAAAGATAGCTCTATGACAAGGGTCGGAATTCCCGATTATATTCTATTTTTTAGAAACGAGGGAGATAATCAAATTCCAATAACACACCAAGACACAGACCCAAGCAGAAAAGACTATTTGCCAGTTGATTTGTGGCAGAAATATGCATCTCCTGTTTGGTATGATATTGATTACTCAAGAACATTGCAATACCGATCAGGAAGAGACGGAAACGACGAAAAACATATTTGCCCATTACAGTTAGATACTATTGAGCGTATTATACACTTATACTCAAACGAGGGCGAAACAATACTAAGTCCATTTGGTGGAATTGGTAGCGAGGGTTTTGCAGCGTTAAAAATGAATAGAAAATCTATAAGCATTGAACTAAAAGAAAGTTACTTCGCTTTGAACGCCAAAAATCATAAAGACTGCGTTGAGGAAATGAACGCCACTCTTACATTGTTCTAAACCATAAAACACCATTCATTTTTTGTTTGGTGTTTTTTTTATACCTTTGTTAAAATTTATAACTATGGCAAGGCTAACTGAGTATAATTTTGAAATGTGTGTTGAAATTTGCAACGAACTTGCAAACGGCCAAAATATAAAACGTATTTTAGACTCAAATAACAAATATCCTGATTGGACCACTTTTAGACGTTGGAAGCAAAACAATGAAGAATTACGCACCCTGTATATAAATTCTCAGCAAGACAAGGCAATAGCTTTGGAAAATGAATTAGACGATTTAAGGGATTTATTAACAGCAAAAGAAATAGACGCATCAACTTATAATGTTTTGGCCCAAACCATTAAATGGAAAATGGCTAAATTTTATCCAAAAGTTTTTGGCGAAAAATTAGATGTTACTTCTGACAACAAACCAATTTCACAACCTCCTATTTTTGGCGAGAACCCATTAGATGCAAAACAATAGCTTTAAATACAAGCCAACAACAGCCTTTTGGAAAATACAAAAGCTAATTAGAGATGGTTTGCCAAAATTTAAGGATAACCAACAGAAAGTTTTTATTATTCAAGGAGGCCAGGGGGCGTCAAAAACAATATCAATTTTAATGCAAATTATTGATGCTGTAGAACGCACCAAACAGGAAATAACTATTTGTTCGGCAGAGCTTTCAAAGGTAAAAGACACTGTATTAAATGACTTCCTAAAAATACTTATTGATTACAACCTATTTCAACAAAAAAGATACAACAAAGCCGAAACCTCATATAACTACGATAAGGGGCATTTTGTTGAATTTATAGGGTTAGATAAGGCAGACGTTGGAAAAGGGCGTAGGCGTAATATTGTGTACATAAACGAGGCCAATAAAATAACCCTCCAACAATTTACAGATATTTCCGCACGTGCCGAAATTGTAATTATGGATTATAACCCCGACGGAGTATTTTGGGGCAACGATTTAATAAACGATTTCAATTTTATAAACCTTACCTATTTAGATAACGAATACCTATCATCAAACGAGGTGCGTAATATTTTAGCTTACAAAGAAAAAGGCTACAATGATGATGGAACTATACGCAATGAATACTGGGCCAATAAATGGCGAGTTTATGGGTTAGGGGAAGTCGGATCGGTTGAGGGGCGTATTTACTATTGGAATAAATGCAACTTCAAAGATTACATAAATATAAATTCCCCTATTTATTACGCAGTAGACTGGGGATCTCAAGACCCTTTCGCAGTTGTAGAAATGAAATACAATGACGGCAATTTATATGTACATGAATTAAATTATGCCTCTGAAAATGAAATTAGAAGTAAATTAAACCCAACGCAGCTTCATCAAATAAACGGAGCCGAAGACGACGGATTAATAACGTGGCTATTTAATAATTGGGGAATAAGAAAAGACAGGCCGATAGTTTGTGATAATAACCGGCCAAACAAAATATTAACCTTAAGGCGTTCCGGTTGGGAATACGCCCAAGCCGTTGGAGGCAAATCGAGATTAATTGACAGGATATCAATGCTCCAAAACGTAAACGTTTATTTTACAGATACTTCAAAGAATATTGAATTTGAGCAACTAAACTATTGCTATCAAAAAGATAAATTCGGCAATACAATGGAGGAGCCATTAGATAAAAACAATCACACTATCGATGCGGTGGCCTATGGTTTACAAAAGTTAGTTTCTGACGGAATAATAAAAAATATCTAAAAAAAATCATTTGTATGAATTAATTTTATAATTTTGTACAAAATCAATGTTGTGAAACATAGAAAAAGTATTAAAAATATTTAGGTTCTATTCGGTATTAACTTATCGAATGGAGCCTTTTTTTATTCATAAAAATGGCATATAACTTTAGTTTTTCTTTTGGCAAATCACAGCTACCAAGCTATGTTGAGCGTGATGCTTCCGGTAGTTATTGGTATCAAATAACAGACTTTTTTAACGGAACTAAAAAAAATAAGTTTAAAAGTGAAAAAGCAAGGATAAACGCAGTGCTATTGAATCCGGCAGCCTTAAGGGTTTCCACTTTATTAGCCGATATTACATCTCAAGGAAAAGTTGAAAGCTATGTAAATGATCAACTAAAAGACAATAACTGGCTTTATACATTATCAAATAGGCCAAACGAGTGGCAAACTTGGACAGACTTTTTATATGATTACCAATTCTTTAGATTTTTAGGAAACGCTTACTTATATGTTTCCGGAGATGTAATGTACTTTTTAAACCCTATCGGTTTAAATTTTACTGATAGCCAAATAAAATCATTTCAAAACTTATCTTTAAGTAAATACGGTGCCTATACACAAAAAAACACCAAAAAAGGTACTTTTGAATATACACAACAAAATGGGGTTACACTAAAACTTGATTTTGCAAACTTATACGTTATATCTGATATTAGTAACAACATAAGCGGGAATTGGCTAGTTGGTAATAGCAAATTAGATGCCCTTTATAATGTTGTTTTAAATAGTGAATTATCTGTTACATCAAAGGGTAAAAACTTAGAATACACTCAAAAGTTTTTTGCAACTGGACAACACAACCCAAGCGATATTGTTTCAACACCAATGAGCGACAATGAAAAAGAAAGCATAGAGAGAGCTTTTAATTCTAATCGCCAAATACACGCTACAAAATCAAAAGTTGACTTTAATCATTTAGTTTCGGATATGAACAAACTAAAATTAAACGAGGCTTACACACACGATTTATTAGTTATAGCCGATATGTATGGAGTCCCTAAAGAATTAATAGGGGTTTTACAAAACGGATCAACTTATGAAAACCAAGAGAAAGCAACGGGGAGACTTATTGATTATACAATACGCCCCGCTTGTCAACAATTAACCGACACTTTAGAGATTATATTTAATCAGGAAGATTTAAGAACTTCTTTTAAGCACTTACCATTTAACGCAGTATTTGAAGCCGAAAAAATAACTAATCAGGGAGCCGAGCTTAACAACTTAAAAACGGCCTCTGAGTTAGGTTTACCGGAAAACGTAAAACAGGACAAACTAAAAGCAATTTATGGATACTAATAAGGAACAATTACAAAAAGTTGCACAAACAACCACAAACGAAAGTTTAAAGCAATCAATTGCCGAAAAACTATCTAAACACGATAAAACCGTTAAGAAATGAATATAAATGAAGTAGAGAACGTTTTTAAGAATAAGGATTTACTTATTTCAGAAAAGCAAAACGCAATCAAATGCGGTGATGTTGTTATTGGTAGCGTTTTAAAAGATGAGCCAAACAAACCCGATGCAAACAAGGCAGAGGGCGATGTAGTTGAATTAGAAAATGTTGATGTTATTAATGTAAAAGCGGTTATCAACACAACCAATGTTATTGATAGCCATATGGACTGTCACATTCCAGGTCTTTGGAAAAAAACACTACAGGAAACTAAATTGCTTTATCTTTTACAGGAGCATACCATGAAGTTTGACAAAATCATTGCGGATAGTGTAAATGATGAATTAAAGGCTTATACTCAGTCTATTCCATGGTCAAAATTGGGACAAACTTTTGAGGGTAAAACTGAGGCATTAGTATTTGAATCTAAAGTTAAAAAAGATGTAAACGAATTCATGTTTAATCTTTACAAAAATGGCAGAGTACTTAACCACTCTGTAGGTATGCGTTACGTTAAAATTTATCTATGTATAAATTCAAACGAGGCTATGTATACAGCGGAAAAGGAAAACTGGGACAAATACTACCCTGAGGTTGCAAACAAAGAAATAGCAGACGAGAAAGGCTATTTTTGGGCAGTAACCGAGGCAAAAGTAATTGAGGGTAGTGCTGTCGTAAAAGGTAGCAACGAATACACTCCAACATTAGAAATTGAGGCAGAAAAAATAGAGCCGACAGAGGTCACTCAACAAACCGAGATTAAAGACGAGCCGATTGTTGAAATCACTCAAAAGAGAAAAAAAGGATCATTAATTTAAAACAAAAAAAAATGTTTGTAGAAAAAACAACAGCAGAATTAGAAGCGATGACGCCTGAGCAATTAGATGCGTACAAAGCTGAGTTGAAAGCACACCAAAAAACAGAGCTTTCAAAAGAAATCAAAAGTGCAGTAGAAGAGGCACAAAAAAATCTTGAATCGTTTTTAGGAACTGAAATCGCTAATCAATTGAAAGAGCAAGGTTCTCAAAATCAAAAAAAATCTTTAGTTGAAGAAATTTCTGAAAACAAAGAGCAAATCCTTGCAATTGCAAAAGGAGACAAAAATGAAGTAGAATTAAAAGCTGTTTCTAATAGAGCGTCTATTGCAAACAATACTGAAAGCGTAAGACTTACAGATATTGGTCAATTAGGAGTTAAAAGAAGAGCTTTGTATGATTTTTTCCCTAAAGTACAAGTTGGAAACGGAAACCACAATGGAACCATTTCTTACATTGACTGGGACGAGGATACTACAGTAAGAGCTGCTGCAGTAGTTGCAGAGGGTGGTCAATTTCCAGAAAGTACTGCAAAATTTGCAGAATACACAAAGAAACTTCAAAAAATTGGAGATACTTTGCCAATTACTGACGAATTTATGGAAGATGAAGTATTGGCTGCATCTGAATTGACAAACTTCATTGAAGTAAATGTTAACAGTGTAATTGACACTAAAATTGCAGTTGGTGCTGGTGGTGCAAACGACATTGAGGGTCTTTATACTGCTGCTCCAGCTTATACACCTGTTGCAAGTGCTATCGCTGACGCAAACATTAAAGATTTAGTTCGCAAAATGAGAACTGCTATTGTGAAAACAAGAGGTTCTAAATATGCTCCAAACTTTGTTGCTGCAAATTCTGACACTATCGACAGATATTTCTTGAAAAAAGATGCAAACTATAACTATATGTTTGATTCTGAAACAGGAACTATTGCCGGTTTAGCTGTAGTAGAAGACAACAATTTGGCTGACAACACTTTGGTTGTTGGAGATGGCCGTTTTGGTAAAATCTACGAAAAATCAGGAATTGTTTTAAGCGAGGGTTATGGTGACGGTCAGTTTGTACGTGATCAAAAAACAATCAAAGCGAGAAAAAGAATGTTAATGTTAATCAGAAACGTTGATAAAACAGGTTTCTTAAAATGTACTAACATTACAACTGCTTTAGCTACGTTAGCTTCCTAATTCATAAAAGATGCCAAACATTAAAATTGAATTTACTTCCGAATTTAATGCTATTGCAAAAGGCGAAATAAAAGAATTTAGCAAAGACATTTGTAAGATTTTTGTTGATGAGCTAAAAGTAGCGAATTATTATGAAGAAGAAGTAATTAAGCCGAAAGCTAAAAAAGTAAGTAAAACAGATAAAAAAGAAGAGTAATGTTTATAATAGACGACACATATTTTACTGGAAAAATTAATGTTCCAAATCAAAAAGAGTATAATGGAAGTAGCGTTAATGCTATTGAAGAGTACATTCAAAAATATGGTCGTCTATTTTTTCGTGAAACTTTAGGAAATGTTTTATATAAGGATTTGATTGATAACATAGATGAGGACGGAAACCTTAAAGGCGATGCACCTGATAAATGGAAAAAATTAATCAATGGAACTGAATATGTTAAGGACGGAGTAACTTATACTTGGCTAGGAATTAAAGGGGGGAGTGATTTGTATAAAGAGTCCGTCTTAGCATATTTTATATACTTAAATTATTTTGAAATTACATACTTTACAGGCTATAGCCTTGCAGTAACTGAAGCCAAAAATAGTACAGTAGTTAATCCTAGTAATCATATGGTTGAAATTTGGAATGACTTTGTAAATATGTATCAAGGAAGTTGCAATTACAATCCCGCTATTTATTTTAATTCAAACGAAGTAATATTCAAAGACTATTACCATTCGAATGATACTGGTTTTGTAAGCTACATGCAATTTTTATTAGATAATGATACAGACTATCCAAAAGTATCAATTAAGGCCTTACAATTCAAAAATAGCTTAGGTATATGATAATTGGCGAAGCATTAAAATCGGTTTTTTCGGGTTTAACTATTGAAATAGCTAATAAAACCTATGACGTACAATTCCATTATGGCGATCAAAAAGAATTGCAGCAATGGATATTAATGCGTAATAGTTTAAAGTTGCAGAAATACCCTTTAATTTGGTATGTGACTAATGGATATGAGCAAGTTACAAATGATAAATTCAAAGTTGAAAGCCAATTAATACTTTTCCAATCAACAAAAAGAGAGTATTTAAATACGCAAAGGTCAAACCTTACTTATTTAAATTCACTTAATCCCTTGTATTTATTGGTTAATAAAGTACTTTCAAGAAACCCATACCTTTCAATTATGAATAATGGGAAGCCTTTAAAGTGCAAAGATGAGCCAAATTATGGAGTTCAAATAAATGAGCAAAGTGATTTCCAAACAAAAGCTGCAAAAGGCGAAAAAAGTATTACTTTAGACGTAGTTGATGCGAAAATACTGCGTTTAGAAATGGTTATTAAGCCTTATTGTTTAATTGAAGAGGGAAGTACACCAACGCCACCGCCTCCACCTTGTCAGGTTCCTGTAATTTCAAATATCCCTAACAATCAATTTAGAGATAGGATTTATGTAACAGTTGGAGTTGCTAAAAATTGGCAAATTGTAGGAAGTAACAATCCAACTTCTTATAATGCAACTTATGGAACAATACAAGGCGTTACGGTAAACCAACAAACGGGTGCAGTATCTTATACAGCGTTACCCGAAAATTTAGGCCAAACACTTACAATTTCATTCCTAGCCACAAACAATTGCGGAACAGGAAGTTTGTTGCGTTTTGTGGAGCCTATTAGCAGCAATGTAAATATTTTAAACGCTCCAATTAATCAAAACACTTACAATATTAATCCGAATTTGCCGACAAGGTCTTTTAATTACGAAAATGAAATATTGCCTTACGACGGTACATTGACTAATTATGAAGTTTGGGTTAAAGGCCCAGCTTTTCAAAATCAATGGTTTTTATATTCTAATGTAACACCAAGCAATGAGAATTTAATAGGTAATGTTCAAACATTTGTAGGCTTAGGACAAAATCCAGGCACTTACTTAGTAAAAACAAGGATTAAGAATAATTTAGGGGAATACTCTCCATACACAAACGATTTTCAGGTAATTATACCTTAACTTTAAAAATTAAAAAAAATGATAAATTTAAATGCGTTCGGAAACTGTGCTACAGATGTAGCCGGAACAGGAACAGGACAATGCCCTATTGAACAATTAGGGGATATGTTAGGAATTGGTTTGTTAAACAAAGGCACCACTTTAGATGTGGTTACTGATAGTTTAAACGAAACTAATTTTAGAACATTAATAACTTCAGGAAAATTACACCAATTATTAGATCGTGAGGCTTTTGAGCAAAACACGCCTGATAATGATATGTACACTTCTCCTGAGGGCCTTATTACTTCAATTAGAGCTGGAAAACCACAATTTGCACTTACTTATTCAAAAGGTTTATGCTTCCACAAAGCATTATATGATTTGCAAGGCAAGAACCGTTGGGATGCAATTCTTTACTTTGAAAAAGGTATGTTAATGGCTACAAATGTTTCAAACACAAAAGTAAAAGGGTTTGATGCTGGTTCATTAATTGTTGGTACTTATATGTTCCAACAAGGTACCGAAATTGAAAAAGGAAAAGCTACAATTCAATTCAAATCTGCAGAGGAATTTAACACTAAATGGGTTTACTTCTCTTATGATCAATTAGGATATAGTCCATTAGATATTGATGGTGTTATAGATACAAAACTATCATTTGTAGAAACGCCTCAAGTTGCAGCTACTTACGTAAAAGTAAAAGTTTTAGATAGCTGTAATACTTCAATAAATTATGCTACTTTATTTGATTCAGTTAGTGATTACACTTTAAAAGTAGGAGGTT